GCCGGGTTGGTTTGACATTTTTGTCGCCCCTTTAGCACCAGGAACATTTACGTTCTTGGTATTCATTGGCTTTGCTGTTGGAGCAGCTAGACCACCTTGTGTTCCGCCTGTTCCGCCGTCGCCACCTTTAACTATGTTAGCACTTGTGCCGCCCATGTTATTTGGTTTTGCTGTTGGTGATTTTGCGTTTGCGCCGTTGTCGCCCATTTTAGCTGGTGCTACTTTGTCTGCATATTCACGCATTACTTCACTTGCTGACTTTGCAGTTTTTGATTCTTCTACTTCTTTGTCAGTAGCTTCTTCAACTTCTTCGTCTGCTTCAAATGCATAAGATTCTTCTTCTGGCTCTTCTTCGCTGCCCATATCCATGTCTGCGTCATCGCCGCCCATGTCCATGTCCATGTCCATTCCGCCTTCATCGCCTTCTTCGTCGCCCATCATGGCTTCAAATTCTGCTTTTAATGCTTCTAGCTCGTCTTCTAAGTCAGCAACACGATCTTCTACGTCACCTTCTTCGTCGCCCATGCCCATGTCTGCGTCATCGCCGCCCATGTCCATGTCCATTTCACCTTCGGCATCGTCTGCGCCTGGCATTTCGATGTCCATGCCTAGCTCGTCTGCTGGGTCACCTTCACCAAAGAAACCTTCTTCAACTTCTTCATCAGTTGTTTCTTCTAGGTCTTCATCTGATTCATCTAGGTCTTCATCATCAGACTCGTCTAAGTCTTCATCTGATTCATCTAGGTCTTCATCAGTTGCTTCATCTACTTCTTCATCAGTTGTTTCTTCAACTTCTTCATCTTCTAGTAGTGATTCATAAATATCTCTTGATTTTTCCACTACGATTTCGTGGAACAATGCTTCTGCACCTTCTTTGTCTTCATTTACAAGACGCTCAAGCATTTCTTCAAACTTGTTGCGATCAGTCATGTCATTCTCCTTTATTGTCAAGGCTGTCTATTATATTTACACTTTATTTAAAATATACGCTGAAAATGGGCTCAAAACGGCCCATTTTATTTTTTATTAAAGAATTTTATTAAATTCCTCATATGTTATATGCGATAGATTACTTAAATCCTTTAAATGATCCGGAATATAATCTTCTATTGAGCTTAGTACTCGGTAGTATTTAGTCTTTGGATGCTGATTTATACACATCATTGTTTGTCTTTGCCAGTTTCCATAATACGTTGCTCTGTCGTTAACGTTCTTATAGTTCCTACTACCTGCATATATATTATTAACTAGCTGATTATCTTTTCCTAAACCTACATAGTCAAATCCTAGTATATATATTTCTTTATGATCGTGCTGACTTGCTAGTAGCAATGCTGTTGGACCACTACTCCATCCTTTGTTTGGATTCATAATATTAATATTAGGTGTTCGTTCCGTTAGTTTATTTCGGTTTGAATGAACATTATATTTTAGGTGATATTCAGTTTCGCTAATTTCGATAATCATTTTAGTATCAACACATACTAAATGATCTGGCACAAATTCTCTATACAATCCATTACAACCATAGGTTGTGCCTTTTGCTTTTAAGTTATGTAAGTTGATTACAGAACGGCTAGTACCGTTTCCAAGTACAAAAGCTATTTTATTTGACATTAGATCCCGCCGGCGGCTGCTTGTGCTGCTAGACCGTACATTTGTCTAACATAATTAAGATCCTTGGCTTTTTGTTCAGTGTGGGTATCAGATGCTTTACGGGCACGATTAATATCTTTTAGAGATAATCTACTTTTCCTATTGTCATCAACTTTAACAATGCTGATGTCATCTTCAGCATTGTATGTATTGTCCTCAGTAGGCTCCATTGTTTCTCTGTCGAAGTAATATAGTTCTCTAAGTATCATATTGTATTTATATCGTTTGTGCCGGATTTGGTTCTGCGCCATCGCCGCCAAGTTCGTTTCCTGTATTTGTTTCGGGTGCAGTATCAGTTCCGCCGTCAATGCCGCCTTCATCTCCACCTAACTCGTCTTCAAGTCCGCCAAAGTCGCCTGCAAGATCAGCGCCGCTTAATCCAGCTCCTCTCATTTCGCCTGCCATGTCGTCAGTAACAAGATCGGTTAAGTTTTCGTCATTTTCTTCACGCCATAAACGTTCGTTCTCTGCTATTTCTTCTGCACTTAATCCTAAGAATCTTTCAAGTGCAAATCTATTTGAAATATACGGAACAGCTGCCATACTTGTAAATGTGCTTATTCTATTGTTGTCTAGTTCTGCTTGTCTATATGCTGCAAAGTTCTGTGGCGGTGTTAATCGTAAGTCAAACATTGCATAATCAATGTTTGCACCTTTACTTTGCAAAAATAGTTTAAACTCACTATTAAAATCTTCGGCCATCATATCTTGCAAACGTTCGCAATATTTGTTAAATCTTAACTCTTGAATGTATGCTGTGCCAACTCGTCCATCATTATACTGTGATGCACCGTCATCAGCGCCAGTAGGCAAGTAGGAACTAGGTATACGCAGACCTCGTACTAGTTTGTTAGTAAAGTATCTAAGATCATCAATCTCGCCTAAGTTAGTACCGCCTGGTAGTGTTTCAACTTTAGATCCACGCCCTTCTGCTGTTTGTGGGAAAAAGTAATCTTCGTTGATTGACAGTGGATTATAACTACTGTCTATAACATTTGTACCTCCACCTGTCTTACTTGGGATACGTCTTTGATGTATTTCAGTTTTAACACGTTCCACAAACTGCATAGCAAGGTGTGAAGGCATGTTGCCCACATCAACGTAGAATACTCTTCTTTCAGGAGCACGTTGTACACGATAGATAATAATCGCATCTTCTAATAACTCCTTTTGCTTGTATACTTTAAAAATACTTTCAAGCAAACTATTACCAAAAGGATAGTTTTGATCTAACCCTTCACTTAAACTCAAATGCAAAACATGTTGTGCATCAATGTATGTTTCGTCGTGTTCTTGTGCAAATCTACTAGTGTTGCCACTTGGTGTATGATTATTTCCTACACCTGTGCCTCGTTGAACTTGCTGATATCCATTTGTACCACCAGGGCCATAACTGTTTTGTGTGTTAAGAGGTGTTGCTTCTAATGCGCCAAATGCAAAGTTTAGATTTTTTACAACATACTGTTCAGGTTTCTTGCCTTCGCTTTCGTTGACAATAATTTTTGTAACTTGACTAGGATCAACATGAAACAATTTTTGTGTTTCAGGATCTCTAATAAAGAACTGATCGCCGTATTTAAATGTATTGCGTATAGTTCTAAACATACGTGTTTCAAACTTGTTTAGTTTACACCATTGCTGTAGATACTGTCCAATAACTTGTACTTCGCTGTTTGTAGGTGCGCCTTTAAAATCAAGACGGAAGTGTGTTTTGTTGTCGTTGTTTTTTTGTGTACAAAATTCAGCTAGAATATCAAGTGCAGCATTAACTTCGCTATCACTATCCATAGTGTTGTATTGATTATAACGTTCAATACGATTTGGTGAGCCAACATAAACGTCAGGCAAGTGAGATGAATAGTTAGCTGCGGCCGGTCCCATGCCGCTAGATCCTTTTTGACTAAACGGACTGTAGCTTCCGTTTGTGTTATCACTTGTAGGAACTGGAGTAAAATGTTTTTTCCAACTCATATTGTACCTTTCAGCATATTGCCCTGTAAACTCTTTGTAGCTCTAAATGTTTTTTGTTGCGCACTTACCGAGGATGATTCTATAGTTACAAGTGTTTGCAACTGTTGTATCATTGTATCAAACTTACTTGCCATTAGATTACTCATTTGTTCTGCAACATTATTATTACTTATCGTATTTTGTCCATTTACGCCGTTGTTTTGAACACTATTATCAAGGCTTTTAATACCTTTCATGAGATTTTTCATAACACCCATACTAGTATTTGCACTCATAACAGTAGCTGGACCACTAATAAACTCAGGGCCAGCTTCACCTACCATGCCGTATTCATTAGCGCCGATGCGTCCGCCTTCTGCAAATCCGCCGGTGTATCGTGATGGATTAGATTGAAATCTTGCAACTTTACTCATTGTTTCGGATTGTATAGCTGCCAATCCATCAATTGAGTTTACTATTGTCTCACTTAAATTGGTTTCAGCTTCTGCAATTCTGGCTCTTGCGGCTTCGGCTGCTTCTCGTGCTGCTCGAACTGGTGGATCTAGCGCATTAAGCCCTTGTTGAGTTAGTGTTGCTAACTCTGCTACAGAAGTATCTAAAGCTGCGTTTGCCTCTGCTACTTCTGCTCGTGCTGCTTCTACATCGTTTTGTGTAGTTGTTGCGGTGCCTTGAATAGTAGCATCAGTAGCTTCTCCAGTTGCAGTTGTAGTTGCTCCTAAAGCTTCAGCATCAGAAGTTGCACTTTGTCCGTTTTGTACTAGTTGACCAAGAATGTTTCTATGGCCGCTTCTTATTACCTCTGTGTTAGTATCCATAAACTCTGCTGCATTAAACAAGTTGTTGATGCCGCCTGCAAGTTCACTGGCAATAGTTGCTGCATTAGGCATAACTTCTGATATTTTATCTAATGCGGCAACTGCAACATTTTCAATGTGTGGAATAGTAGTTTCCATTACTGTTGTTGTTAGTTTGCGCAAATCTTCTTGTATGCCAATAGTTTTGTCAAATATACCTGTGGTTTGTTCCATCTGACGAGCTTGCTCTTGGCGTATTTGTTCATCAAGCTGCTCTCTAGCTTCTTCAGATGTCATAGTGCCGTCTCGAACACTATCAACAGCGTTTTTGTAGTTGTATCCAGCAGCACTTGCATCTGCAAATGCACCTGATATATTACTCATGCCGCCAAGCATTGCAGTTTGTCTAAACTGTTCTGTGTTTTGATAATCAATTGCTGCGCCAGTTGCTGCTTCTAAACTACTTTGGAAACTGCTAATATCGCCAGCATTAAACTGTTGAGCCGCAGCATACAAGTCGTCAGCACCTTGACCCATTGCAAGCATTGCACCACGTGTTGCTTCAGTAGTTGGTGCGCCTCTAAGAGCGATATCAACAAATGCATCAGCAGCATCTTTACCTAGTGTGTTTTGTAGCTCTACTAACTTGTCAGTAAATGCAGTTTGTTCTTCAGCAGTTTTACCTGATAAGAATGCATTAATATCACCTTGACGCCTACGCTCTTTCATTTCGTCTGCAAGAACATCACGTTGTTTGCCTGTGAGTTTTGACAATCCATCTAGTTCAACCATTAGATTTTTAGCAGCAGCGGCTTGTTGTTCTACACTTGCTCTATCTGTTCTACTGTTAGCATCACTTAGTTCGCCATAAAGGGCAAGATTTTCATTTATGTCAGCTGTTGTAAATCCTAACTGTCGAAGTTTAGTACCAAGTTCTGCACTATCAAGAATAGTAGTTGATACTGCTTTAAATCTAGAAATAGCTAGATCTGTTGTGCCGCCAAACGCTCTTAGAGATTCAGAATTCTTTTTTAAGAATCCTGTCATTTCTTCAACACTTAATCCAAGTTCAGCAGCTGATACTTTTACATCTTTTATTTCTTTTCCAAATGTAGCACCTACACTAGTAAGTTGTTGATATTCGGCAAGACTTGCTTCTGCAAACTGAGACAATCCGTCAACTAGTTTGCCAACAGTATTTCCAAACAATCCAGTGTTAGCTGCAATAGCACCACTATATGCACTTAGTTGTTGCTGTCCAGTGAGAAGTGCGCCACCTAGGCCAACCGCAGCTTTAGCAGTACCCGATAAGGCTTTTCCAGCTGCACCTGATGCAGTGCCGAGAGTACCTAATAATGTATTTAGACCGCCGCCTGCTGCTGTTTCTTCTGCCAAAACGTTAAACTCCTACTTAACTATAGAATAAATATAGCTAGTAGTATTTACCTTATAGGAACTCCCATGGAAAAAACAGAAAGTCCACTAAAAAAATATCGTAGACAGCCCAAGTTATATTTTAATATTCCTAGCAACGGAAAATGGTATAATGAAAAAGTATTAGCTGAAAACACGTACACCAATCTAGCTGTGTTTAGTATGACAGCCAGTGATGAGATATTATTTAAAACACCAGACGCACTTATCAACGGAGATGCAACTGCAAAAAATATTAGTAGCTGTATTCCAGCTATATTAGATCCGTGGGCTATAAAAACGTTGGATCTTGATGCAATACTAATAGCAATACGAATGTCTTCGTATGGAGACACAATGAATGTTTCGTCTAAATGTAAAAAATGCGGTGCTAACAATCTATATGAAGTTGAACTACAAAAATATTTAGATTACTTTTCGACAAAAGAGTTTGAAGACAAAGTATATTACGAAAACTTTGTTGTGCATATTGAGCCATTAAGCTACAAACAATGGACTAACATACAAAAACAACAAACTGCATACCAACGTGCGTTAAATTTAAATGTCAGTAAAATTGCAGAGGAAGCTGAAAAAGAAAAGTTTATACAAGAGATTATTGATAAAATAAATGTGTTGGTTGCCCAAGCAATACTTGATCAAGTTGTTGCTGTTGAAGTAGACGGTCATGTTGAAACTGATAGAAAAGAAATAGACGAGTTTCTTGAGCAAGCTGAAGTTGGTTTATTTCACGAACTTAAAAAAGTTATTGAAAAAAATACAGTGGAGTGGAGACTTGCACCCGAATCAATAAAATGCAATGAATGCGAGCATGAAGATAGTGTTAGAATATCATTGGACACATCGGATTTTTTCGTACAAGGCTAACGAGCCTAGAAGACTCTGATATACTTTCGTTAGCCAAAGATTTTGAAAATAATATCAAACAAATAAAAGACAATGCATATCGATTGAGTTGGTATATGCGTGGCGGGCTTTCGGTTGAACAACTACTCTACGATACAGATTTAGAAGATCACGATATTATTAGTAGCATTATCAAAGACAACATCGAAAACACTAAAAATTCAAAGATGCCGTTGATCTAGTTATTGAGGTCCTGGAACTGCATCTGGGTTTATTGGCATACCTGGTTCGCTTGATGTTTCGGAGTTTGCACCTGGTGCTGCTTGAGGTTGAGTATCACCTTCAGTATCTGTTGCATCAGCTGCGTCAATAGGATTAAGGCCCAACGTACCTGTTAACAGTGTTTCTCTTCTACCTTGTGGTATGTAAGGAACCAATCTACTTTTTTGACTCGGCGGAAACAACAGTGTTCCAAATACCAACTTGGCCCATTCACTTTCACCGTAGTACTCTCCAGTAACAGCTTCGGTTTCTTTTGGATCAAAACCTGATATTGCTTTAGCTAGTGCGCCAGTTCCAAATTTTCCGTCAAGAGCAATACTAGCTTGATTGGTAATATTTTCTAGACTTCTTCCTGTATTAACAAAGATATCTTTGAATGTACTGTCAACGATAATTTCTGCTAACCAGCGTTGTATACTCGATGTACTTAAAATCAGTGGTATTACTATCCACAATGCCTCAGTGACAATCATACTTAAAAATGCAGCTGGAGCACCAACGCCAGTGAGTGCAGTAGCCAACTGTCCGCCCCTAACTGCCATTCTTATTGGTGCCATGAGTGCTCTTACAAATCTAATTTTTGTAAGCAATCTTGCTACTTGAGCTGCATAATAAGCTACTAGTTGTCCTTGAAGTATGTTTCTAATATCTTGTAATCTTTGAACGTCACCGCCAGATTGTTCAGCTTGTTCAATTTCTAGATTTATATTTTCAATTTCTACCATCATTCCCCAGAAGGGTCCTACAATAGATGCTGTTGTTCCAAGTAATCCTAGTACAACTTTAAACATTCGATTGTCTAAAAGCCGACCAAGTCTACTACTTCGAGCTTTTTGTACATTTGCGTAATCTGCTGCTGTTGCATTTCTAATAGCTCTACCAAGAGAAAAAGATCTTCTAAAATCACCTCTAAGTTTGCCATCTCGGATTTCTGTATCAATAGTGTTTGAAATTTGTGCAGGAGTTTTGTTGCTTAGATCGTCAACTCTTGCTTGTATTTTATTTGCGTCTGCTTGAGTTGTAGTATTGACTACAGTTGTTGTATCTGGCAGAGTTACCATGAATCTGTCATCAGCAAGTCGTTGTACGCCAGGTGTTAGTTTAAACACACTTCGAGTAATAGGATTGCTTGTTCTCCACTGAGCTGTTAGTTGTCTGCCAACTCCAGTTGGTGCAGGTCTTCCATTGCCACCGGTAGGATTAACCTCAGTCCACATTTGCCCACGCCATTTGTATGTCTTACCATCGAGCTCAGCAGTGGTATCAATCTCAGGCATCCGAGTATCAGTTTCATCTTCGAATATAAGATGTGTTTTTCTTAATGTGACTTCACTTAGTTTCATAGAACTGTTCCAACTATCATAATGTATTTATAACTTATTAGTTGAACTACGTTCAACTGTGTTTTCGTTAGCACTCAACACATTTATATTTGTTTAATGATATATAAACAAGGCATATGCTATGCATATGCATTTAATATTATGTAGATTGATCTGGTCAGACGGAACCTGTTTATGGTCCCGTCCTCTCAAACATTATGTGAGTATCACTAGCCGAGATCGGAAGTAGGTTTTTATTATACTGCTACACAATGGGCTCTGACCTTTCCCAACCTACGTCGACATTGCTGTTTCCAGCTACCTCTCGCTTCGTTCCTATTGCTAAAGAGTTTTTATGTGTAATGTGCAGTTTTTTGACAGCCAACAATCTATCTACATCAATCAAACATCCTACTACCGGATGCCGCTCAATGTGTTACGTGTGCTCCTATATGGTAGCGTTTTCCACAGCGGTGTTTTCAATCTGGCCCGCCAACCTTATGTGTTGGATTGCTTTGCCTGGATATTGTGTTCTAACAATGCCTGTTTGAGTTTGTCTGATCCGCCTACTCTAACATTAATGATACCGTTGTAGTATTCATCTGTTTCAAGTACACGCCTATCAAATTGTTCTCTTGCCTCTATGTAGGACATTTCGCCTCTACCTTTACATAGGTATAATATTTCTCTTGTGAAGTTTTCTTCGCCTAGTTGTGCTACGTCTGCGTTTAGTCTATCCGAACTACCATAGTATGTTCGCCAATCGCTTTCCTTGTAGCCTCTACGTTTATTCTTTTTGCCTTTGAGTGGTGGCTTGGTAGTTTTAAACTTTGCTAGTTTTTTGCCTATGTACTTCTGATTGTTAGTGAGATTGGTAATAAGATAAACAAATCCTTCATACTCTTCAGGTATCTCAGTTATTTCTTTACCATTATATGTCCAATGCATACATTAGTTATTTGCTTGCCTTTGTTTGTTTGTCTTTTTTGAATAAATGCCTATGTGTCTCGATTATTTCGTATTTCAGTTATATGTTTTTCATATTTGTCTATTATTTCGTCTTGCCTTTGCTTTGCTAATCCCATTAGCAGCCTTAGTTCTCTTCGAGCAGTGCGTTTTGTACTTTCGCTTGGTCTGCGTTCAAATGTTTCACTAGCTTTCAAGTAACTCAGCACAGCTTGCATTATTTGATCGTGAGTATCATTCATTATTCTACAATGTCAATATCGTTTTCGTATGAGGTAAAGCCATTTTCTTTAATCACTTTCATAACATGATTAACTCTACCTATTAATTCGTCTTTGTGTGAGATTAAGAAAACATTTTTGCTGCGTTCTCTGCCCATTTTCTTTAGTACGGCAAGTGCTGACTCAACGCCAGCAGTGTCCATGCCACTGTCAATAAGCTCGTCAATAAACAACAAGTTGATTCCTTGATACAATGACTCCCAAACATCTCTAAATGCCCAACTCATGCCTAGTATCAGCCTGTTGCGTTCGCCTCTACTCAAGTTATCAAAGTCCAAGTCTTGTCCTAGCTGAGTAATCTCAGTTGACAAATCGTTTTGGAACTGAACTTGATGCGGCAAGCCTAGTTTGTCAAGATAATATGTAAGCCTGTTGTTCAAATACGCTAAGTTTTGATCTATAATCTTTTTACGAATGAACGAGTCTTTGTTTGTCAACAGTTTAAGCAAAAACTCTTGGTGTTCTTTGAGTAAAGTAAGTTGATTAACTGGTTCCCAATCAATAACTTGTAGTGCTGTCTCTGTTAAATCGTCAATCTGTGTTTGATATGGATCTTCTTCTTGCTGCTTACTTATCAATGTACTGCGCAAGTTATCTACGTTGTTTCTATGTTCGTATGCTTCTTTAGCACTTTCGTAAAAAGTAGTAGGCTTGCCGTTTATATCGCCAATCTCTTCTAATAGCTGCACGGTTGTATTTAGTTTAGTTGAAACTTCGCTTTGATATGCAACTGCATCATCTAGTTCTTGCACTTTTAGTGATTCAATCTCGGCTTTTTTGTCTGCATGTAGCTCTTGACCGCACGTATAACATGTTGCATCCTTTAATTCTAAGATGTCTTTATTAACCTTTTCAACACTAGCAGTGGCACGCCGTAGTGCAGGCTCGAGTGTGCTTAACTCCTTCCTTAAAGAGGTTATTTTATTGTTGTGTTCAGTCCAGTTGACTAGTTTTTCGTGTGCATCAAGTTCAAAATCAATGTCCAGCTTCTCTAATTCTTCAATACCTGCTGCTAATCTGTCTTGATCCAGTCTACTTTTACTTTGCCAAGCACGTTGTCTGCCTGCAAGTGTTTCAATACTTTGTTCAATCTTTTTATTTGCAGCTTCAATAGCATTAATCTTTAATGTTTCTTCTGTGATAAAGTCTTTTGTTTGTTTTACTTTTTCTTTTAAGCTATCTGCCTTTTCAGTAAGGATAGTAATGCCCAATAGCTGCTCAATAATAGCACGTTGATCGTTTGCTCGCATACTTAAAAAAGGTTCTGTATAAGTATTGAGTGCAACAACATGTTTAAACATATCATGACTCATATCAAGCAAACTATTGATATCTTCTTGCGTTTTACGACTATCACCTTGTGATTCGTCGTGTAAATCGTCCTTCTGTTCGTGATTGTTTACGTAAAACTTGAGTATGTTTGGAGATCTACCACGCTCAATACGGTATTGGTTAGCACCTATACTGAAATTAAGAGTAACCAACATGCCTTTGCTGTTGGTTTTGTTGATCAAGTTGTTGCGTTTGATGTTTGTAAGAGCTGTACCATACAATGCATAGCTTAATGCATTAATGATAGTAGTCTTACCTGTACCATTGCGTGATCCAGTGTCGTCACCTCCTTGATCTAGGTTCTCTCCTAGCACAAGTGTTAACTGTTCTTTGTTGAAGTCCACAGCCTGAGTAACATTACCCACACTCATAAAGTTTTTTACGGTTAAGTCTTGTATTTTAATCATGTTAGCTCGTTGTATATGTCTAATAGTAGTTTTTTGTTGAACTGTTCACTGTCGATTGCTTGTATTTCGTTGCTTACAATCTGATCTACACTTTCAAACTGTTCAATATCGAGGTCGGTTGTAATATCTTCAATGTTCTTGTTTGGAATAAGTGTTATTTCTCTGCAACTATATGCTTCCATAAAGGTTTCTTTGATAAAAGTTGCTTCTTCGTAGCTGATATCAATATCAAGTGTAACTCTAAGGTACATGTTTGGCTTGATAAGTGTATCCTTCTCGTCAATCAGCTTGGATAGCTTGACTGTACGGTACTTAGGACACTCTGCCCAATCAAGGTACAATGGTTGTGCATCATTCTCTTTGTCCAGTATCATCATACCACGTGCATCGTCCCACGCATCAGCATAGTTATGTGGAAAAGCATTACCAATGTAGTGTACCTTTCCTTGTTTCTGACGCTTGTGGAAGTGTCCACTGAACACATACTCTTGATTTTTAAAGTGTTCAGCTTTAAGTTCTCCGTGGTCGGGCATTTGTACCATAGCGTTCATATAGAACGATGGGAGTTCGAAGTGACCAAACAAGTATTTTGCTTTTAACTTTTCGATCTTCTTCCACTCATCGCCGACTAACCACGGGACCAGTGCAACATCGTCTTCGACCATCATTTGATCTATTACGGT